TCTGAGTGTACCGCATAATAGAAACTTGGTGGCGAGTGTGACAACTTCCCGCAACTGGTTAAGGTCATCAATACGAGCAAAGTTAAGACTGCCAAGATTACAGACATCACTATCATCTTCAGACGTAACCTCCGTGCAAGCGTTACGCAGTGTCTCATTTTCCTTCTCGAAGAAATTGAATGAGAAGCCGGGTTCAGCAGTTCTAAGAGCCTGACGTACATTAGTCCTGAAGACATCACCTATCTCTCCTGTTTCCCAATAGTTAAGTAACCATTCTGTATCATAATTAACTGATATGTTTGTCATGTCCAGAGGTGCAGGGAAGTTGAAGTCCTCCTGCTTGATATCAAAGAGTGTCTTGCCTGTGCTGCCTATGGGCATGTCAAACCAGTTCTTTGCCTTTAGAAATTTGTCTACATCTGGATGCTTCCAGTTAAGGCTGGCATAGATGGCTGATCTTCTGGAGCCACCCTGCATTACATGGCGACCTATCTCATTGATCATCTGCATCTTGGGTATGGGACCACTACTGATACCACCTGTCCCCTTCAGGGTCTGTCCTTCCTGCCTGTATGCAGAGTAGTCTATACCTATACCACCACCAGTCATGAGACATGATTCGGACTCCCATGAAAGCTTGGCCCAATCTTCTCTAGTGTCTGCTTCTGCCTTGAGGAGATAGCAGTTATTAAAGAATTTCTTTTCCCTTCCTGCATAGTAGAGATATCTACCACCCGGAATGAATCTCAGGTTGGATATGTGGTCAATCAGTTCATCCTTGTCATCCTTCAAAAGATAATCCTGACACACATCATTGACCAGAGTACATGCAAGTTCGTGAAATGTTTCTGCCCCTTCATGAGAATACTTGGTATTGAATATATCCTCGCTGAATTTGGAACGGAACTGTGGATTGCGGTTTGATTTAAACATTTTGTTCCCCTATTTATTATAGTAAAGTTCGAGTATCATCTGTGCATAATGTATGGCTTTCTCTACGTCCTTCCTCCCTTCTCCTTTCTTGCGATGTCGGGTTATGTATTTCACCACGTTCCCTTCAAAATAGTCAAGATTGTTATGAAAGATATATTCTACTGGCTGGATACCACAAGTCTTGTAGTGATGCCCACCTATCTGATAGTCCAGAGCATATGATCCATCGCTCTTTGCCGTGTGGTAATTAACTGTTCCCAGTTTTTTACTATCGTTCTTATCTCCTGTATCTTCACAAGAGAGAGGTGATTCTTCTCCTGACTCCATTTACATCTCCTGATTTGGTAACATTAATGGCAAATGTTCTTATCACTCCTGGCTCAATACCAGCCAAAGCACAGGTATCCTCGAAGTTCTCACAGGTAACACCAACCGAAGCAAAGACCCATGCATTTGCCTGATCTCTTTGCAGCCTGATGTCACTGCTTTCTTTGGTTTCTTCTGGCTTGGTAATGTCCAGAACTGCCTGTAGAATAACAGCAAGATAAAGACTCCTGTGAGGATTTTTACGTGTAACATCATAGAGGGTCTGGAAGTCCAGTTTAATTGTCAACAGGTTCCTGAACAGGTCTGTAGAACTTTCCACCTACATAGTTATTGTAGTAGGCTGGTTCGTCTGTTCCCTCCAGTGTAGATGTCAGCACATGATAGATCATCTGATAATAACACTCATAGTATCTTAGACTTCTTTTATTTTTATATTCACCAACAATCTGAAAGCGGAACTGCTTCTTGCCCAACCTCTTGATCTCTTCATTGAGATGCTTGCTTGACCCGGTATAGACCTTCCAGTTTGATTCAACCTTCTTCCCCTTTCTGGTAACAAAGTACTGCTTGCATCCTATGTAAGCCTTCTTTGTTTTCTTGTGAGTTATTCGATAGACAAAACCAAAATGACTTTTGATGTCAGGATTCTTTTTATATTCCCAATGCATTACCAGTTGACTACTTCTTCCACATCAGGTTCTTTCCCAACTCTAGTAAGGTATCTCTTGCCCTTTGCATAGCTAAAGACACGCAACCCCCGACCTTTATTAGCATCAGACCAGCACTCCCGTTTATGGCTACAATAAATGCAGCCAATAGAAAGCTTATAGTTGCCAGACTTGCCATCAGGAACATCGGAATAGCACCTGTCAGGCATACTACCTTCACTAACCATTCCCTTGAGGTGCTGTATCCTTCCTTTAGCATTGATCATATCCATTTGATGTATAGGGGTAAGGCATATCTCTCCTGTTGATTTATTGATTGCAAGAAATGCAGCACGATCAACCCCATTGGCCTGGGCATATGCTGATATCTGTGCTATGTATCCGAATGGATCGTCCTCTGTGACCCTGTTGTATTTAAACTTGTCAAACCCGGGACCACTAGCTGACTTGCAGTCAACCAGGACATCATCTATCATTGAGTCCTGATGTCCCTTGACACCCTCCAGAGTAACTTCCTTCTGTTGTTCAGTAACCTTGTGTCCTGAAATGGAAGAACACAGAAGAAGTAACTCCTCAAGAATATAACCATAAAGAAACTTGATCCTTGTGGAGGGTTTCAGTTCAGCATCAAGCAGTGGTTTGTTAACGTCATACCATAACTGTCTGTCTGGTTTACCTATGGCAGACAACCTCAGATTGCCACGATCTCTGGGCTTTTCATACAGAAAGTCCTTGATGTGTACCTTCAGCATATCACCAAAAGTATCTATATGTTTATCTACTTCCTCTTCGTCCATATCAATGGGATCAAGAGTAAACAGATTGTATATGTCCTCTACTAGTGTTTCTATCTGTTTCATTATAAATAATGGGGGAGCATCGAAACCGCAAACGACACTCCCCCTCTCCTGTCAGATGTTAAAAGGGTACTCGCTCTTCCTGCACATAACCACCTTCTACGGGTTCAAAATCACCACCATCATTGTATTCAATAAAATCTACAATCTGTACTTTTTGAAGGTCCGCAGATACACCTGACTTACCACCATAATCCCAATCAAAGGGAACAGCTTTAACACTTACAGTACTTCCATTGGCAACCAGCTTGCCATCCCATAGATTATTCTGTGAATCCATTACGACAGGTGGCCGGTTTTGCTCCCCATTTTTACGGATGACATTACGTTTGATTGTTACGAAGTCTCCCTGATCATCTCCCCTGTTTCGGATGGGAAGGTTAGCAGCTTCGATAACAGAACGATTGTTATCGTCTACCTGTATGTTGATTTTCCACGCATGGGGATCATACCTGGTATTGGGTTCAGTAATCGAAGCGTAATAACACTTGCCGGTAATAAAAATAGGATCTTTTCTACTCATTCTATTCTCCTTTGATGCCGCACCACTGCGACTGTGAAGGGGGACGATTCCCCAGTTGTCTACTACTAACTAAACAACAGATATATTATAGCACATAATAATACATATGTCAACGTCTTTTTTCATAATCTTCTAAATAATTTAATGCCCTCTTTACATAGTTAATATTATCTTCAAAAAAACCTAACGCTGAATTACACTTATTACATAGCCATCCTTTAAAGGCTCCTGTTTTATGGTCGTGATCTAAAACAAATGGAGATGTTTTTCCGTTTGTTTCTGGAATAATTTGTTCAGGTACCTTAAAACAAATCGGACACTTATAATTTTCATCAGGATAAGCATGTGTTTTTTTCAACTCAGCTACTTGTTTCATTTTTTTTTGTTCACATTTTTTACATATATTCATTCTCACATGGTTGTTTTTAATATCCCTTCTCCCTAAAGTTATAAAGCTTTCAAGGGATTTTTCCTGTTTACATTTAATACAAATCTTAGTACCTTTAGACCTATCAATAGATTTATTGGTATGAAAAAACTCTAATTGATTGTACATCAATGCGTTTCTGCCCAATTATTTCCAACTTTATAATCGGAATCAAGATCACACCTGAAACTGAATACCTTCTGTGTCTGATACATGGCATCCTTTGTAATCTGTGTGAACCTCTGTATGTCTGGACGTGCTACCTCGAACTGATACTCATCGTGTACTGAGGCAACAAGTTGGACATCAAGACCAGCCTTTGTTATTCTGCGATCCATCTCCACCAGCCACTGCTTGCAGATGATTGCACCTGCACCCTGCAAGAGAGTATTGAGTGCTGCATGTTCATACCTTATCTGTAGCAGCCTGCCATCAAGACCCTTTATGTACCCTCTCTTGGCTGCTTCCTTTATGTTAGATCGCAAGACACGTAAGGCTGGCATGTTTGTCAAGAACTTTTTAATAAGCTGTTGACCAGCCCCTGATCCTCTACCTACTACCTTGCCTATCTTTGCTGCACCTGCACCATAAAGAAAAGCATAGATGAAAGTCTTGGCCTGATCTCTTGTCTTTAATCCTGCTGCCCTCTGATTGGCAGTATGTACATCACCAGTAAGAACCTCATTGGTAAACGAGGCATCATCCATATAGTGGGCAAGACACCTCAGTTCCAGACCAGAAGCATCAGTACCTACTAGCTGGTGTGTCTCTGGATTGGAGACTGTCCATAGTTCCCTGCA